AGGAAAAACAAAATACTACCCCCCTCGGAGTAGTATTCTGTAATGGTAATGACGTCCCAAAAGCATCGTCCGCTCATGTTTTTGCATTTTATCATTATTAAATTTTTTGTTTTAGGTAATTAACGTAACAATGGAAAATTGGCAGCAAAAATTTCTTTTATGAATTTTATAATTTTATAAAAGCAAGCCTACCCTCAACGGTGTAAGACATGAAACGAAAAGCCACGGAAAATGTTTGAAACATCCAAGCACCCCAGGGGTGCATTGTCGCCACGAAAGCTTATTCTATCCTCAGATTGAAAGACGATTAAATCCTCTAATTGATTCATGCACCCTTACGGTGTTAAGTCGCTGAGGTGAATACAATCGGAGGAACCCCGATCCACCTAAACAGCGAATAATCATCTCCCGCATATCTGTAAAGATTCACATTGTAGGAGACTGTTCCATCACCACTCAGGAACAATGAAGTGGTGTTAGCCAAACCAGCCGTCGCAGCATATGCTGACGAGCCGGTCGACTCTGTTTGCCAAACTGTCGATCGCGCTAAGCCCGGTTGCCAAACTGGGGCTTGTAAATCAACGATCCCTTCAACAGGAATCGGCGTAAAAGTGGTATCCCAGTAAAACTGGTTTCCCGAGTACACCCCAATCTGAGCCAAGGACGAATTAGACCTCGCTTTGGAGTACACATTAATATTGGAATTTGGTGGAACCGAAACAATGTAACGCATTGAGCCAGTGCTCATACCGTAACATGCTTGGAACAGGTTAATCAAGTCGCTATACTGGGTGCCCCTGTCCAGGGCACCAGCTGTTCCAGCTGCTTGCTTTACCCACCAAAAACTATATGGTTTAATCGATAGGTTGTACGAGTTGCCAATAGCTGGAGTCCAACCATTTGGTCTTACACCCGTCTGCCTTTTAATTAATTGACGAAGGGAGGTGATCTTCTCTCCCATGGTGTGCGGTGTCACGTCGACATCAACAGAGGTGGGTCCGAGTTTAAAACACGGGGTAACCACATAAGGATCAGCCATTTGAAAGGTCGATGGCGAATATGGTTCCCACGCATTATCAGCCGGGACAGCAACTTCAAAATCACTGTCACCGCAAACTTCAACGATGATGGGAATGGTGGTTGACACAGAACTTGGTGCCTCCAACACATTCATAACGAAAACATTTAGGGTCCCAATGGTTCCACCCTGCACTAACCAAGGTCTGGCCAGTAGGTACGGAACACACACTTCAAATTCTGACGTAGTGGATATATCTACTATTTCTCGATACACAATTTCAGAATTGGCCAAAGTAAACGTAGAGGAAGTCGCGGTTGGCGAAAAGGCTACAACCAACCGTCCTCTCTGGAACTCTGTCTTTACCAATTTGAAACGGAACTTCAATCCACCCCTGAAATAATCAAAAATAGACGCAAGGAAGGCAACAGGTGTGCAGACGTAGCCTTTAGACCATGAGTTAACGAACGATTTTGGCGTAACAGGAATGCTAATCAACACAGTTCCTGACGTAGATGATGTGGTCCAATTGAAGGTTGTGTAATAAGCGTACTGTTGCTTGATGAAATCAATGGACATCTCATCAACCGATGTGGTGCTAATCCCACTGTGTGGCACAACTGAATTCTCAGCCATGACACCCAGTGGTTTAGCAGTTGAAGCAACGTCTGAAACTGCCGAAAAAGCATTGACGTTTCTCACAACGCGATTTGGTGCCGCAAGATTAATGGGTTTTGACCATCCCATAACGCGTGCACTCCTCGCCAACACATCCGAAACCCATGAGACCTGGGTTGCAAAAGTGCCAATAATAGGCAATTCACCTAAGACGGTGCTCGCTTTAGAAACCCGAGCTAGAACACCTGAGATGGGACCAATGTTTTGTGCATTGGCCTCTTTCTGAGAAATGGGCGCCATTTGGTTAACCGACACTGTTGTCAGCTTAATATTCTGGAAAGAACCCCAGATTGTATACTGACAGGTGGTAGTGCCTGAACCGGCAATAACAGGGACATACGGGCACAATATAAATGTTCCTAATTGCTCCAAAAACTGACCGGTTTGTGACCACTCAACAGTGGGCCAAATGAACGTAAATGGCACGTTGAGTGTGACAGTTGTCTCTTTGGACAAATCTATCTCAACGTGCGGAAGTTGTGTGATTGTGGTCAAATGCGCCCTCCGTGCTGCTATCCAGGCGTTTTCAGCATCTGAACCAGCAGTGGAACCAGAGGTCGGAATCCAAGCCAAAATATAACGTCCTGCTTGGAACCGAGTGGCATTGACTTGCAATGTCACCTTCATATCAAACCGCATGCTATAAATAAACTGTATGCGGCTGACTTTATAACTTGAAAGGATCTGGGTGGGAGTAAATGTGTAGATCACTCCCGTGTCACCAGTCGTAAGTGAACCCTGGTTGACGACAGTCGGTCTCTCCAAGTACGAGATGATCGAAGTACTCTCGGGCGTAGAAATCGAACTGACAAATTTGCTATCCAGTTGGTCTGGCGACAACACTTGAGTTTCAACTCCTAAAGTGTCGTCTGCGAACTTAGTAACAGTTGAGTGTGAGATATTGGTAGCTTCATGGACCGCTTGTCCGCCAATTTCGGACGAGGGCATCTCTGTATTTGGTGTGCTAGTCATTGTATCTGTTTCTTAATTAATGGATCTTTGGCCAAGTCCGCAACCTATTTCTAGGATTTAATACTTCGTAATTCTTCGGAATTCACACCTATCCTTTTCTTCAAAGGAATAAAGTCCAACTTTCGTATGGGAACGCCCAAGTTTAATGACCTATGGGAAAGTCGGGGCCTCGGTTAATTACCATATTTGACCATCATCAAAGAAAGCATCGCCATCAACTTGATGAATGACCTGGTCATAATTGGTCCATGGTATCCTAATTTTGTCTCCACAATGTTTCAACATAGCGGGGAACAGTTCCTCAAACTTTTCTTTGCCCCACAGTGACAATTCTCGTGCAAAAACATCAGCTCTCTGACTTAGAACTTCTTCGTTTTTGCCATTAACAGTGTACCACATCATATCAGTTAGTGTGTTGATATCCAATGCACCAACCCAACGACCTAATTCTTCATTGTACACATCATAGCGTTTCAAAATATTCATCTCAGCAATATCCTGCAGCTCAAACTCAATGTCATCCTTAGACGTCGAAGTATAGATCATACCCAACGCAGCCAACTCTTTTTCAAGCAACTTCATGTTAAACCACTCAAAACCCTTTCGAACGGCAAAACGATTGTCATCCCCCATAAAGCGAGCATAAACATTATCAAAATATGTTTCAGCTGCCCCATGATATTGTTCCTTTCTCAGACCATTATTGATACACAAATTCTTTGTGTAAATATACATAAAGAGCATCTGATTCAGGAGCGAATTACCACCGGCAGTCAAGTAATTACCTGACGCCCAGGATCCTTCCCACATCTCAACAATCTCTCCCCTAATGTGCACTGATTCGGTGCTACTATCCATAAGCGACTTGCGCACTCTGGCGTAGTATTTGGCTTCTTCAGTAGTTCCATAAAGCCCTTGGTCACCAAACGCGTACTCCATGATTTCGTACAACTCATCGAACAAAATTGAACTAAGATTTTTGTCCCATGCAGTGTAATCACCAGCACCGTGTCTGTCTTTACCACCAAAGTCACGAAAACTCTTAACCATTTCGTCCCAATCCTTCACTGGATTAACTCCAATTAGGGTTGAGTTACGTGGAACATTCTTGGTCAAGATTTTGTACATTGGTCCATAATACTTTTTCATAAGCATGGTTTGTTCTACCGTTGCGCCAGAAACAAGACGTGGCTGCTCAACTTTAGATGGTTTTCTCAACTCATACTTTAAGTTATCAGTAAACGGCAGCAGTGGCACAGAACCGTTTCCACACAGTGATTCAATGGTCTTTAACCTTCCAAACAATTTTGTTCCATTTGGAAATAGTGTAACACTGTCTTGACTCACAGACCAGAAATTCTTAGTTTTGATCCCAGTCACATTGTACGGAAAACCCGGCGATGTAGACGTTTCCATTGCCTTTATACCATCCTGGTCACCCATAATGACTTCACTCCACTTGAGTGGCGCCATTGAATAACCTTCAGCTAACTCAGACAATTGGTTTCCCATAACCCTTTTAACCGCAGCCATGATATCACGATCATAAATGACGTCAGTATCAGGATTGTATCCACTCCTGGCACTGGCATACATTCTGGGCTGTGTCATGACAGGCTCCCTCTTGGGCAAAGGAAATTCAGGGTTATTGGTACTGATCTTAACCATGTCCCTTTTCACAAAGACACTAGTTGGTTTATCAGTAAACCCAATAAGAATTCCATTGTGAACGTCACCATTATAGGGCAAGGAATTGAACACAGTATTTTCATCGACTATGGTGACTCCTGACAAATCATACTTCTCGTCTAACTCTAAACGCGACAACTCACCTGAGGCCTCCATTCCAGCCAAAGCTGATATATTTTTCTCCAAAATCAGTTTTGCTGAATGGCCCCATATGCCGTTACCAGCAGAGTGTAATCCCACAATCTTGTTGCCAGCAAAAATTGGTGTCCCGCACATACCACTTTTGGTCGGTATCTTATACGAGATCAAATTAACTCTCTCCACCCACCCATCATCCGTTTTGACTCTTTCTTTAGCAGTCAAATTCCACGATGATGTGGACAATAACCATTGATCAGCAACAACATCCTCACGAGTAAGCACCTTAGAATCAACGCCCCACAAAACTCCAGGTTTCCACAATCCAATGGTGTTGACTCTGTCAGTCATCAACCTGCCTTGATCAGCATGCGTTGATATGTGTTTTCTAATTTGCCTTTGTTCTGGCAAATCGGGGACGCGTATGTAAGCGTAATCCATGGATTCGTCACAATCGTAAACTTCAATTTCCTTAAAAGGCAAACTGAAGTAATCCTCGCTTGAACCAGGTTTCTTAAAAGTCCACTGCAAATCAGAACTAGCTTTCCTAGCTGCCGTAAGATAATGATTAAGAATAACCATATCACGACCACCAATAGCCAAAGCATAACCAACTTTAGTGGTGTTCATGAACAGTTCATAAACATTCTTACCAACCACTTCCACCACATTTTCATCAATAGGCAAGCCATACGCTTCATCTTTTGTGGCTTTCTTTTCACGTTCCGATTTTCTTGCCATAGTGGCTTTCTTCATCTTAACTCGAGACTTATTGCTCTTGGTGTAACGCTTATGGTCCGTGTAGATCTGATCCTCATTCCAATCTTTATCTTCACCACTAGCAGCAAACAAATACTTCAACCCAGCGGCTATAATTGGAATGATCCCACACACAGCTATAATTTTTGCCTTATTTGCGATTATCCAGTCCTTAGCTTTAACCATATAATGGTAAAAGTTGTTTCTGGTTTTGGCAAATTCAGCAAAGCAAGCATGAGCGGCTTCTCTGAATCCACTCACAACACAATCAAAAGTAAACTTGGGAAACTCAATAGTTGGTAATAGTAACAAAGCTTTGCTCTTCGCCATTTCCATAACCGAAGTGATGTCACTGTACCACACTTTGATACTACACCACCAAGTTCCAACAAAAGGAAATCGTTCCAACAATTTTCTTCCAACATCTGCAAGGGAGTCAGTCAAAGTGGTCACTAATCCATATAACTTAAACAACTTTTCTTTCAAATAACCTAACGGTTTTGAAATCTTTTGCTTAAGCCACATCATGTTGGCATTTTCAGTCAAATCATACTTAACGCCAATAGAAACCCGCGGCAACCTTGTTGGTATATAGACATAGCGCATGTTCTTAACTTGCTTGGCTGTTATACCAAGCTCAGCTGACAAACTACCGCTAAAATCATATCCCATAATTGGGATAGCAACAAAGTTGTGCTCCATTCTCTTGACATAAGTAACAACATTTTCGTCATCTCGTTCAACTGCCATTTCATCTAAGGTATCACAGTAATCATCAATTTCTTGACGAATCATATCTGTTGTCCTGAGGTTCAGTCCTTGGCTAAAGAACTGTCGAACTGGCTGGTCTTCATCTTGACCAATGTTTTTGAAGAATCTCCTTCTCATTGCTTCAACGTCGACCATAGGTCCAGCCTGGTCAACTAAAGCATCTTCAAAAACTTGCTCGGCATGTTCAAACGGGTCATAGTGGTCCTCCACCTTATTTTTCTCTAGTGGATTGTAGCTATTTTTCTTGCCCAGATTTACCAAACAATCCTGATAATGCTCCTCACTTAAGAACAAAGGCCCAGGCGGCTGTTTCATTTCTTTTCTAATTTCCAGCAATTTTTTGTTGGCTGTTTCATAGTCGGGACTAGATGGATAATCACACCTCATGAATTCTTCTAATCCAAGGTTAGTGTCAATGTTTGCCATTTCCTTGGCTAAATCCATGACATGCGATGTGCTATTCTTGAAGTACTCAACCTTTTGCCTATAGGCCCTGATCATCATTTTGAACAACAAAGCCAATGTGGTAGTTCTACCAGTTGGTTTGAAATTCATGTGATCAGTAGTAGACAACTCTTCCAAAACGTAAACAGAAGGATCAAATTCTTTAAGACCCATCTTAGAAACAACCTTGGGAGTTGTATTAGCCACCCTATAAGTGAAATGTAAACGACGCATAATGGCTGGTTGAAAACCAACATGTGGGTCATCCATCTTATTCAAATTGGTACTGATTGTAACCAATGAATGGCCAAACTTTATATCACCCTTTTTGTCGGCTTCAGAATGGGCAATTGGTTTACGAATGATGTTGACAGCATCAATTATTTCAACCCACCTGGACTCACTTGATGAGGTTGGAGTAACTGAACCCATGTCATCATAATTCATGACCTGGGTCAAACTCGTATAACCATCCATCCAAGTATCAGCTGAGCGTGTATACGAAAACGCTGAAGGATTATTTTTGTACTGCTCCAACAACAAATCATTGTCGGAACAGATAAACTGAATCCACGCTGCATTAAGGAATGCAACGGCGCCAGATTTTCCAACACCCGCATCACCAACTAAACAAACACACACTGGTTCGACCATGGCCATTCCAGCATCTTTTAAACGGGCAATAGCAGTAGTTCTAAGATCAACTATCTTACGTATAAGATTGTCACAAGAACCAGCCATTGAAATATTCTCACCTCTTAACCTTTTAGAAATGGTATAACCCATATCTTCAAGGATCTCTAACTCCCGAATACCGTTGTGATCAACGGGCACTATATCAGTTTTAGCATCAGCTAAGAACTTCATTGCGGATGATCTCCACGTTGAATATTCCTTATCGAGCCACTCGCTAAAACCAACATCCATGCCAGTCCACCGAGTAATTAATTCAGTGATTTTAAGCACGAAAGTAATAACAGATGAGACGAAAACCTCTATCCCTTTGGATATTGGTGATATGTTTTTAAGCGCATTGATTATCTCACTTTTCTTTGAGAAATCAACCCCTTGCGAACAATAAAAAGTCGCCAATAGTGGTATTAAACCTTCATCAGCCTGGAAATTGTAAGGATCAGCTCCAAAATCAGCAATTGGAACATAAATCACCTGGGCTTTATCAAAACCACTAATTGATTTAATATCTTTAATTGTTGCTAGCTTGAACGGTGTCCAAATGTCCGGCAGATTACAACTGTAGATAGTGGACAACAAGTGTTCAACACCAACTATGTCACGCATCAACTCATTATATTTTTGTTTTGAGTAAATGTGGCTCCACCATGGTCTGCCCGCTTGGGTGTTCCAATAAACTCTAGATGCAACCCAGTCTAGATTTGGCAACGGCTCCGTGCCTGTCAAATAACCAAACTCACTGGCATAATCATTGGTATGGGCCAGAGTTACCGACATTCCAGCCATCATCAGTAAGGACCTGACGATTAATAAGAACTTGGCATATTTCTTTCCTTGTGGCATCATCATTCCCAAAGCCAAAATAACAGGCCCTAGAATAATCCATCCATGGCACATAATAACCTCCCAAATAATATCAAGATAGGACTTGATTGAAGCTAGGAAGCCACTGGCCGTGGATTTAACGCCTTCTATCATTGAACCAACAATTTTCTTTGGATTAACAGCATCACTGAGACTTTCGATTGATGCTGCTGCATCGCCCACTCTCGCTAAAACCTCATCCAATTTTTCATGTTTTTCCGCAATTTTAGCAGCACTCTCAGTAACAGATGTGACACTTCTAACAAAATTAGTAGCGCCCCTAAACATCTGGTCTGTAGTATCAGACGGGAAATTGACAAAATCAACAATATGCTCTCTCGCAAAATTAGGCGTTGTCAAATCATCATGTTTTTCAATAGACAAGACATTTTTGACACTACCATAAGCACGAATATCAGCATAGATTTCGGCATGGGTATTTAAACCACGAATCACACCATTTTTATTCAAATGTTTAATTAATGGTGCCACTCTCTTCAACAAAGCAGCATAACCAGAATTAAAAATAGTCACCAAAAACAAATCACTTTCACTATATTGGCCCCTTCTAATGATCACGGGGTCAACACGGAGAAAACGATTGAAGAAATTGATAATCTCTTCCTTCTCAAAGTAAGTAACATCCTCATTTTTAAAAATTTTCCTAACCGGCTCCATTTTAAACAAAACCAAAATGGCATAAATGTTCCGCAGCAATTTTTTCCTGTTTTCTGAATTAACCTCTAACTCAAGTAAAATATTTTTGTAAATTCCAACAATTTTTTCCAACTCATATGTTTTGTAGTTTTCAAACGTTATCAAAAAATCGTCACTTCTAATGTCGTTATCGCTCATTCCTTGGAGAATGTTCTTATAGGCACTCTCGAAGTAAGCGAGTAATTCAGTATCGGCTTCGACGTCGTTGTCGGTCGCGGTGGTTGCGGCACTCAGCGGAGGGGATGGTAAGTCCACGGTCGGCTGAGTTGCGGCGAGAAAATCGGTAAGTGTTACGGTAGTCATATCGGTTTTCATGGGGTGAAACATCATTATCAGGTTTAAAAACTTCCAATCATGTTACAAGTCCGCGTCAAGCAACCAGCATCAGCTGGTCCACACGTTAAGCATATCATTACCAAAGGGAACTAATCAACATGATCCCCGCGGATCATGGTCAATTCTTAATGACAAAATGAGACCCCGCGGACTCATATGTCAACCTTACAGGTTCAATGCACGAGAACGTGGTTTGCTTTCAACAAAACTTAAAACAATCATGTAGGAATTCG